TAGCTGGAACATTTGCACTAGAGGATTCTGACAGTGTTGCACTTGCGGGATCAGAAATCACAGCATCAAAACCAATGGCTATTTATTGGACAGGAACAGAATTTTTAATTCAAGGTGGCGGTGCTGCTGGCTTAGACATTTACTCAATCAGACTTTTAGTGGGAAAATAATATGGCAACAATTGGACATTTAAGTGCTTCTACAGACGGAGCTGGCGTTAAAATAGCGGCTACTGCTTCAGCAGGAACCTTACTACACACAGCAATCAACGCTACAGATCAGATAGATGAAGTTACTATTTGGCTCTATAACTCACATACATCAGCGGTTGCTGTTACTTTTGAAATTGGTGGAACAACTGACCCAGACAATCATTTGGTGTTAACGATTCCCGCTGATTCAGGTTTATATTTAGCAATGGATGGCTTCCCTATCCAAAACTCAAAGACCATTTCTGCATTTGCGGGTACAGCAGACAAAGTTATTGCGACAGGTCGAGTATTAAGAAGCACCGCTGATGAGGCGCACAACTAATGAGAGCTGTGACCTTAGACAGCATATCTGGAATGAGTGGCTGTATAGCCACTTGCTCCCTAACCAAGTCTGGGACTCAAACGACTACTGCAAACACTTACACCAAAGTAACCTTCGATGGGGTATCGGGGGAGTTGCCGTATGTCGGGGGAACGGGCAAGGCTGATCTGACCAATAACAGGATTTATATTACGGTTGGTGGAATTTATCTTGATGCTTCGTTGCTAGTTGTTGATAACGGTAATTGGATTGGAAACTGGCGTTTATATAAGAATGGTTCCGCAACTGGTCTTGAGTATGTCTTACAAGCGGATACCAATGCCGTAACTACCGCCGCGCAACCAAATGGGCAGCTACTTACACTGGTAGCTGGTGATTATATCGAGATGTTTTCCAAAGCACATGCAAGCGATCCCACAAGGTTGGTTGCTACGACTACGCAGCTACGACTGATCCGACTGAGGGACGCATAATGATTAATCCTAAAAACCTAGCAGTCGTTTTAAAATTCTTAAACCCAAGCGCTGATTTTGATGTTCGTGACGATAGTGACGGCAGCGATCCTTATGTTGAAGCGTGGAATAGTGTAGATACTCAACCAACACAAGAAGAGATTGATACAGCGGAACCAGCGGCAATGGCAGCATTAAAAATAGATCAATTGAAGCTATACGCCGAAGAATCAGGCTTACGTCATGGATGCGGCATCCTAGACCCACTCACCGGAGAGCCAAGCGGTGATAGCAATGCCCCTATTGACGTTATACGTCAGCAAACAGGGCAAGCGAGGAACCACCTTGTTTATTTAAAACTCGATGGCACTGAAGCCCAAAAAGTTTCAGCATCTAATTGCCAAGAAGTTGAAGAGAATCTATCACTAGTAGTGGCACAAACCGTATTGGCGGTTCAAGCAGGCACCATCACGACTGAAGCGGAAATTGATTCAGTTATTAATGCCGTCGATTTAACGTACATTTAATTGTGAGTGAAAACAAATGAAAAAATCAACTTCTAAAAAAAAGGTTCCTAAAGGTTCTCATAGGATGCCAAGTGGTCGCATCATGAAAAATTCAGCCATGAAAAAGAAGAAGGGTCCCAAGGCCAAAAAATCCAGATACTAGCGTGGACAAAGACACTGACACTGTTACTTTTTTTAAATGGAAAGAAAAAGTATTTAAAGAACTAAATCTATCCGAAAGTTATATAGAAGACCTTGATTTTTGGGATAGAGCTTTTGTCTCAGGATTAACAGTTGAAGAAGCGGCAAAAACATTTCTAGCAAAAAAAGAGCAAAGATAATGGAAACGATTAACGACAAGCTGACCACCGCAAAACTTATGGTATTAACAACCTAATTATGGAACCGATATTTGAGTTTTTGCGGGATGGTGTTGCGAGTGGCGTTGGGAAGGCTCTTGTGATTGGAGCCGCTGGAGCAGGCGTGTGGGGAATTGACGTATATGTTTCCACTTTTGAAAATAAAGCGGTTATTCGATCCGCACAATACACTGATTTAAACGTTGCTCAATACGGCAAAGAAGCTGCTGATGAACGCGCGAGAATTGTTAAAAGAATTGACGAGGTGGAGCAGCGTTTATCCGCAGACATTAAAGACAACCAACGATTGATTATTGAGGAAATTAGGAGCAGTAGACGGTGATTAAAAGTTATATTTTGGCAATTAACGAGAAGTTTAAAAATTTAAAAATCAAAAGGCTTTCCGATTTTTTCTTTGCTTCTGTCATCTTATTTACATTGGTTGGCATGACGGGAGGGTTTGACCCTGCTGGGTGGTTATTCTCTCTGTTAGTAGATGTGGCTCAAAGCATGGCTGCGATTTATATACTTTATTGGGGAGGCCGAAGGCTTAATAAAAAGCGCACCCACGAATTATCACAAGACGATCAAGTCATTCAAGGTTACGTCCATCTAGTATGTATCGCAATTATTGTTGGCTGCTCCTTTTCTTAGCAGGTAGTGCTGATGGGGCGCAACCGAAGCAGGAATGGCTACAGCTCATCATTGACATATCGGGAAACCCATCCCGTGAAATGGCGCAGACCGAGCAAGAGAGCGGATGGAACCCCTTTGCGGAGTCACCCTACGCGACAGGATTACGGCAGTTTACGCCATCTACTGGAGAATGGGCTGCACGAACTATCTGTCGGCGTTACGGCCCATACCGACCACTTAACGCACTATGGAGCATAAAGTGTGGGGTTTTGTACCAAGAATGGCTGGAGGCGAGAGCACCTACCACTGGCTGCTACTGTGATACGCGCATTAATGCAGAGCGATCATACAACGGCGGATTAAATTGGATAAACCGAGAATCAAACATAGCGCGTTCCAATTCCGCACAAGATTTAATAGATGTCTGTTTAGATACAGGCAGAGCAGAGTGGGCGTGTGAGGAAAACACCTCATATCCTGAACACATATTAATTCGACAAACTAAATACCTTTATTACGCTGGAATCGCCTGTAGAACGTCTATTTGACCGTCTGAGAGGCCTCATATGCCATTTAAATTATTCACCAACCCAGTTGCAAGGGTAAAATTATCGCCTCTTACAGAGGCTTACATTAAGAGGGAATCATGAGATACATTACTTTAATCTTACTAGCAATCGTTTTGCAAGGTTGTGAAACTGCTGCAAAAACACAAACAACTAAGCCAGCGACTTTTAATTCTACACCTGAAGTTATCGAGGGCAATACTGGTTTAAGCCAGCACTCCCATCGATACTTAACTAAGGTAAATATGGTAGTTGGATTGTGTACGTTGCAAAGTAACAACCACAACCAACAGCGCATCATCACTAGCACATCTCCAACTATCGTTATGCCTAACGCAATAACGGGGGCTTATGAGATTGTGCCAGTTCCAGAAGATCAAAGGGATGTGTTTTACAACCCAAATATCCCACCATTTAATATGTCTGGTTGTGTCGCAGAAGGCACTACAGGCCAATGGGCTAGATTCATGAAGTTCTTCACTGGTGAAGTGCTTGGGTTTGCTAAGGCGGTTGTGCCTTACGGCGCTGCTTACTTGGTTGCTGACAAGGTATTTGATGCTATTGATGAACCATCTGTAGCAGTTACGGGTGACAATAATCAAGTAGCTGGCCCAAGTGGGTCATTTGATAACAATCCTGGTGTTACTGGAACAGAGGTTCGAGACATACTGGGTGACCAATCAAATGCTAATGCTGCTGAAACGGGCGCAATCATCGAGGCATTAACAGATGATGGTTTCCCTGAAGGCACTACTGGCACAATCACAACCACCATCACAAAATAATGCGCGGTTGGATTATCTCAGGCTTACTGTCTGCGGTAGTGCTCGGTGGTGCATCTCATTGGGCTAGAACTTATTGGGAGGATTACCAAAGTACGGTAGTGGAGAAAGCGAGACAGACGGAACTACTCGCTCACTACGAAAAGCAACTATCCATTAAAGATAGGGAGTTGGCGCGTACAGAAAGCACTCATGCAGAGTTGGCGAGAGAAAAGGAGATTCTTGAGAATGACCTTGTATCTAAGGAACAAGAGATTAACAAACTACAGGAGGACTTTAGTGATGAAGTTATGCAATGCCTTGAAGTTTACGTTGCTCCTGCTCTTGTTAACTAGCTGCTCTCAGAAGGTTGAGTATGTGGTACAGAAAGAAGCAGTTCCGCCACATATACCTGAAGAATTACTAGATCCAAGGCAAGTGCCTGAGAAGGTGGTTGACCCTGTTCAGTTAAAGGAGGCTTTACGATTAGGCAGGGCTTTACGCAGAGATATGTGCTTTCTCTACGCTCAATATATTAAGGTTTTAAATAATGCCAGCTTCGGGGAGATTGTGCTGGATAGAGCAACAGAAGATCGCTGTCCTAGCGATTTGACAGAGTAAGTCCTACCTTCCTCAATCCCTCCTAGCTGGCATAGACCAGCGGGGAAGGTAGGCAGCTCTGCACACTTTTAAAAGGTGGGAATATGAAAATTAAAGATATGCTAGAACAATCTGCATGAACAAGTGGATGCTGCGGTGTAGGCACTAATATCGGCCAACACATCGGCCAGCAGAGGTATTTATGGACTTATGGATAGCAGGGGCGTTTGTAGTGCTTAGTACAGGTCATGTAGGGGCTATTAATGTGCCTCAAGCATCTTACACAACGGAGGAGCAGTGTGAGGTTGTGGGCGTTCCTATAGCACAGGAAATGCTCAAAATGAAAGTGGCTACTAAACAGATGCCACCTTTCCACTATGCGGCTTTTGGTTGCTACCGACCACCACCTAATAAAAAGAGGAAGAACACTTAAAATAACGGAGGGTTATCATGAGTGATGCAATAAATCCAAGTCATTACAAACAAGGAGATGTTGAGTGTATTGACGCTATCAAGTCAGCACTCTCACCTGAAGAATACCAAGGATACCTGAGAGGTCAGTGCTTTAAATATCTCTGGCGCTTGGGTAAGAAGGACGACCCCAATCAAGAACTCGGTAAGGTTGGCTGGTACTTGAACCGACTAATGGAAACCTACCCCCACACTGAGTATGACTTTGATAAGGGCGAACCTATCAAGGTTGGGATGACGAAAGCTCAATGATTAGCTCAGACGGTTTTGCATGTGGTTGTCCTCGATGTGGGTCAACAGATTTAACCAACGGAAGCGATAGAACACTGGCTAGTGGCGAGAAAAAGCCTAGATATAAGTGCAGGGAATGTGCTTGGCATGGTTCAGGCGTGGAATACGCCGAACAGGATGTAATTGAGGCTACAGTCAAACAGGCTAATAAAGCTCAAAAGTATCAAGATATAAATAGAGTAGAACGCAAGGCGTTCAGGGAACACTCAAGGGTCGTGAATCTCCACGAAACTCTCAACGAGAACCTAGTCAAGATTCTTGAAAATCATAAATTCAATTCACCTAGAAAACCTAAAGTTAGTATTGAGGGCGCAGTTGGCGTTGCTCATTTTAGCGATCTGCATTTCAATGAGTTAATTGACCTGCCGTTTAATAAATATGACTTCCAGGTGGCATCGAAACGTATCCAGAAATACGTACACACAACCATTCACGAGTTTAAAGGCCAGAATGTTAAGCGTGTGGTGGTAGCTCTAGGTGGCGACTTGCTCAACTCAGATCGTAGACTTGACGAGATTACCGCACAAGCGACTAATCGAACCCAAGCTATGGTGCTGGCAGTTGAAATACTCCAGCAAGCAATTAGAGACTTTGCAAAGGAATGGGCAGTTGATGTTGTGTGGGTGTGTGGTAATGAGGGGAGGGTCAATAAAGAGATTGGCTTTAATAACATTGTTGCTTCAGATAACTATGACCACGCTATACCAATGATGATGCGGCACTTGTTTGCAGACTTTGAAGGTGTGACATTCCATATACCTGAAAACCCAATGGAAGTGGTGTTCAATGTTAATGGCAAGAACATCCTACTTCTACATGGACATGGTGGTGGTAAGGGTAATCCTACGGATAAAGCTGCATCAGTTCGAGGCAGATACGCTGAAAGAGGTACGTGTATAGACTTTACTATATGGGGTCATATACATGAGGCTTGTGTGAGTGAATTATTCGCTCGTAGCGGCTCTCCAGCGGGTGCTAACGCCTTCTCAGATGGTGCGCTAGGGTTGGCAGGGAAAGCCTCTTTAAACTGCTACACGGTCACTCAGGAAGGCGAAATATCAGGCCGGGTAATGCCTTTGCAGGAATACGCTGCTTATGAAGGTTACGAGATAGATTCTAGCCTATGTGCTTACAATGCTAAGTCGTTAGAAAAGACACGCCCCCATGCAACGATATTAGAGATTGTGGTTTAACCCAGAATTATGTAGCACTTGCACAATTAGCCTTGTCACGCATCTTCTTGTCAAACTCATATACATCTTCAATACTCATATCCCCTCCTATATACCTTCAACGGTTATCTGGTTTAAACGGTAGAGGTTCTAATGGTAGATCAATCCCATTCATTATAATAAGATCACGTCTAAGTTGTATTAGAGTTTCCCCATAATACTTAACGCGGTTCCCTATTAATTCAGACTTAATACCTTCAAGCGCGGAGAAAAATGATTTCCCATGTTGCCTTAGTCTTATTGTCTGGATTGAGCTATCACCCAAAACATAGAGTGGTTTTTTCTTAGGAACCCACAATCCCATAAGCGAATCAGCCCTTACAAATGCAGGCGCAGTACCAGCAGCTAGCATTCCTGTCATGAAAGAGCGGCGGTTCATATTATTCATTATGCTTCACCTTATTGTTTCGCCAGTGCATCATAGGTGCATCACCTAGAACCTTAAATCCCCTGAAAGTGGCGTCCCGAAGAGGATTCGAACCTCCGACCTGCCGCTTAGGAGGCGAAAACAACCTAAACCGCATTTTACCACATTTCCAGTAAAAACAACAACTTAACAAACATTTACCTGTATACATACACAGGTTTATTGAGTGGTAAGTAGTGCTAATATGTCGCTTCATTGCATCACCAGTGCATCAGTAATGCCGACATTTACACCACGAAACGGGAAGATATTCACGCAAGTTCGCCTGAAGGGATACCCGACTAAATCCAAGACCCACCGCAACTTAACGTTAGCTAAAAAGTGGGCGCAAAACATCGAGGACGAAATGCGTCTTGGTGTGTATGATAACTCACCTGACGTTCTGTTAGGTGATATGTTCGAATGGTTCAAATCTGAACTCCTGCCTGAAAAGAAAGCCCCCAAGTACCACCTTACCAACCTGAAAAACCTGGCACCTCTCCGATTAATCCGGCTAGGTGATTTTAACGCAGCAAAAGCATTACACTTTATCAAGTCGCGTGACGTATCTCCCTCGACTCGGTTGAAAGAAATTAACTCGTTAAATAACATCATTGAGAATTACTGCGCGTTCCACGATATAAAGTTTGTATCGCCCATCCCACAAGTCAAAAAGCTGCTCAAGAATACAGGGCTTATACGCCCTCCTAAGCCTTCGTTTCGTAGATTGGCAGATGGGGAGGAGGAGCGTCTAATGTCGGCTCTCAAGGGCGAAGATAAGCTGGTGGCTATGCTCACGCTACTAACTGGTAGGCGCTTGAAAGAAATCTTGCAGATTAGTCCTGAAACGCTATATCTAGTTGACGGAAAGCTACACCTGGAAATTGTGGATAATAAAACGAATAACCCTATTAATGTGGAGTTACCGCAGGAGGCCGTTGTACTTCTCCAGGATTTTACAGGCTTCACCCGACACCCTAACTCCGTCACCCACGCAATACATAAGGCCAACAAATTAGCAGGGCTAACAGGCGTTACACTCACCAAGCTGCGCAAGGAGGCATATTCACGGATGTTTGAGAGTGGAAAGAATATCATTGAGGTTATGGCTATATCGGGTCACGCTTCGCCTGATATGTTGCTGAAGATTTATGCATCAGCGTCATAAACTCGCTAAGTAACAAGCATCTAAATGCTTGGCTAGTTCAACTACATTAACCACTCTAGGTGATCGCTGTTTTTCTGGGAATGTTCTAACTAACGTCACTGGTGGATCTGCCATAGTTCTAAGCGTATCCACCGCAATACCCAACTGAGCAGCAGCATCTGCTAACGGCATTGAAGCACCGTATTTCTCAGTAAGTATTTTGAGGGTTTTCATTAACTACAGGTCGCCTGTTAGTTTGTCGTCTATAGCTTGGTCACGCCTGTAGTCTGCCTCGATAAATGGCTTCTCTTGCTCGGCGTCCAAACAATCCACACACACTAATTTATCATCGACTTCTTCACATTCAATGAAGTCACTGTCTATTAATTTGTCGCAACCTTCACAATAAAACACGCTCATATCACCCTCCTAAATATTCCCGCCGCCTTGTCTGCGGTTAGCGTTCATAGACCTAGCCCATTCAAACCTCATCGTTTGAGTAGACCTCTTATTCTTTATCTTTTTATGAGCCTGTATCGCGTCTAGTTCTTCAGCGACCACCACCTGGAACGCATCACTATTGCGCGCCTTTGCTTCTTTAACTGGGTTAGTGCCTTCCTCATGAAGCATGTAAGCACCTAGAGTCTGCTTAACCTTGTAACCCAACCGCTCAACATTGGTATGCAACTGTGCTTCTTGCTCGTCAGTTTCAACAAGGTAGGCTAATGCTTCTGCTGCCACTTCTTGTACTCTATCTGCCATTACTTCACTCCACCTCCAATAACAACCTCATCATAAGGACAAACCTCAACCCCATCACTTACCTCACACACACCCAATGGATGGGTATCAGGTAATCTGAATATCGGCTCTCCGATAAACCAGTACATGCCGAGATTCGCGAGTAGGGTTAGGGTTAGTATTTCAGTCATTTCAACATTGCCACTATCCAAAAACACGCCAACACCACCACTCCCCATATCACCAACCCCACAAGTATCTGTGGGATTAGGAATATGCTTGAAAGGATGAAGTCCATATCAGAAAGGAATCGAATCGTTCATGTCATCACCACTAGCCTGTGCAGGTTGTGATGATTGGTTAGACTGCTCTACAGGCTTACCACCGATTAAATCAATATCCTGTACGGTACATTCCATATCAGCATACTGCTTACCCTCATGTTCGCGCTTGCTCAGAATCACATCACCGCAGCCAGCCACTTGTCGGCCTTTAGTCAGTTGCGCAGGAAGTCCACTTTCAGCCTTCTTGCCCCATATATTGACCTTCACGTAATCAACGTGCTTACGCTCTCCCCAACCACTATTAACAGCTACAGTGAACGTGCACAAAGTAGAGCTTCCAGCCTTTCTGACTTCAGCGTCTTTTGTGAGGTTTCCTATAAATGCGTATTTATTCATGCTGCTTTTTCCTCTGGTGTGTTGCGTTTAAATGCTTCTTTTGCTTGGTCAGATAACCTAGCCCATATGTATTTTTTGCTTTGATCAGCCTCATTAACCAACTCGGCTACTAACTCGGCTATTGCGTCATCCCTGCTATCAGCAGTGAAGTCCTCGATAAGCACAATGTACTCAGCCAATGGCGACTTAACATCGTCTATGAGCTTCCACACAGCATCGTGCTTCTTGGTCTTGTTACGCTTACCCTCATCCGCCTGAATGGTTGCCACAAGCGCACCAAAGGCTTCCTGACCCATTGATTCACTCATACAGAATAAGGAGTAATTATCACCCTCATTCTTATTCAAAATTAAAGCGTTAAATGCTTCTAATTGATCTTGTGTGAACAGCGGCTGAAAATGCTTCTTGGCATCGTTGACATACTTATTGTCATCAAATTTCCCAAGGAATACGTCAGCATTAAAACCAAGGCACGATAGGCATTTAGTGATGCCATCAGTGGTGGCTTTCTTCATGCAGTCGGTGTCTTTCTTTTTTTCGTCCTTATCGATATACAGAGACGCTTGCCCCCATTGCTCGATAAATCTGTCATCGTCTCCATGCCATAACCTGATAAGAACACATACCTCATTAGTAGGAAGGTGCTGAATGTTAGACACACTCCAGCCCCAACCCACACCAGCAGCACCAAATTGTGCGGTAGCGTTCTGTATCTGTCGGTAGGGGTCGATAGCGGTAATCTTGCGCCCAAAGTTAACCGCCTTAGTGTGGCTTGGGTCTGTCATGCAAACCGAGTTCCACAACTCCAGGTTTTGCTCCTGCTGCTCTAATTGCTGCTGCTGATATTCTTCGTCTGTCATGCCATTTCCTCCAGTAAATCTTCTTTATCTGATAGCCACTCATTGAGAGCATCAGTCTCAATCCAGTTCATGTTGTCGGTAATGCCTCTGTCATCACCTGTGATAATCGCCCACACCAGATCGTCAACTAAATGCTTTGGCACATCGTCAAGGAACTCGCTCAAGTCGCAGCCAACGTCTAAGGCTCTCTGTTCGTTCTCACAGAGCATTGGTTTAGGTTTCATGTTTGCACCCATTACGCCACCTCCTTTTTCAAATCGTAGGCATCTATATTCGGTAGCCTGAAGGGTTTATCTACTAAGGGTACTAACCTACGGGCTGAACTTATCGCAGCTTGTTCGCACTCGTAGTCGCCCTTTGCATCACTCCTACCTAAATTTTCTTGGTGCAATATATCAAGTGCGTTATTCAAGAATCGGCAATATTTGTACGGTTTCCAGTAGGTCTCGCCTTTCTTTCGTTTTTTAGAGTCCTTTGTGGCAACAACCTTTCTTTGCACTTGGTACTCAACGTCGGTAGCTTCAACCCGTCTAGTTTCGGTTTCAAGACAGATCATGCTGTCGCTCCTATAAGCTCTTGACGGTCGCTATAACCTAAATCCGGCAATGCTCGGTTATGCTTAATACGTGAAGGCCGACACTTCTCAGAATGATCTTTCCCGTATATGTCAACGTAGTAGATAACCACTACATCACCACACTTCCAGTCAGCCCAAACAGTGCCACCAGCTTTTACAATGTCACGCTCGGCACTGGTTACATCTTTACGCGTAGTCTTTATGATTGGTTTCATGTTTATCCCTCAATTTAGTTAATGCTGGCTGCTTCAATCGTAGGCCAGTGCTACGCCACCAAACTCGCTTATGCGAACCCCTTGAAGCTAGGGCATGAGTGTTCGGTCAATGCGCTATTATAAACATAGGTGTTTATTTATATCAAGTGGTGTTTGATAATTTAAACAAATAAATGTTTTAAGTGATGGGGAATCACTTTTGGGGGGGGGTGTTACATCTTGTTACTTGTTCAATCAACTAGCTACGTGCAATCCTTGCTGGCGTAGTAGAGTTGGTTATTAACGCGAGGGATTTAAATGTTGGACGTTGCGTGTAGTTGTATCAATACCAAAGATACTGATAAGGGAGTGTTTGATTTTGTGCAGCAGGTAAATGCTATCTGCGAGCAGATGAGCATTGAAGAAAAAGAAAAACTGGTGGAGCTACTTCTTTGTAGACTCCCGCCTGGTGTTTAGATAATTCTTTATAAAGGCTAACTCCTTCTCCCTGCTATCTTCAGGGAATCTGTCGAGTATGTCTATAATTTCTTGGGTCAGCGGATCGCTGGCCTGATACCTCTTATAGTTGTCTCCTTCCAGTTCCTTTCTGGACATACCCAAAGCCGCAGCAATCTTCTTTGTTTTGTTGGCTGGCACACCTCTATTCTTCCAGTGGTTCACCAATTGCGGTGACTCACCTATATGCCTAGCTAGCCAAGCAGCAGTTCTTTCTAGCTCTACTAGCTTGTCGTGAATGGTTTTATAGGATTTGTGCATGGCGCTATTCTATGTTAGCGGGTTAGGATGTAAAGAAAAATAATCTTTTAAATAATACACAGATCGCTTGATTTAAATAAACAAACGTGTTTATTATACGTGCATGAATGATTTTACTAAATTTCATGACGTACTTAAGTCTGTTGGTGTAACAGAGCTTGCCAAACAAATGGCAGACTCTACTGGTAAGAATTTTACCGCACAGCAGATAACCAACTGGCGCAATCGCGGTGTTCCTTACCGATGGCAGGATGCTTTTTCTGATGTATCTGGTCTTGCTCGATCTGACATGCCTTCTGCTCATACGTTGGTAAATGATTAATCTCCTTGTTGTTAATTTATGCCCTTCTTCGGAGGGGCTATTTTTTTTAACTCAAGAAGCCACTGTATTGCACTGTCAACAACTGTCTTTAACTGTAATAGGAGGAATCATATGAAGCAGGCACAGATGCCGTTCATTGGCGAGATTCATACCCTTCGGAATACAAAGCCAAGTGAACGGAAAGACTTACCTATCGAATTTATCAAGAAGCGCTGTGAGGCTGGCGAATTAGTCGCTGACATTATTCACGATTACTACCCCTGGGCTGGTGTGACCAGAAAAAGCATGTATCAGCATGTTGGAAGGCCAGCAGGAATTTCCGCAGCTTACTTTCCGGCGCTGCTTAATGGTGCGCGAATTATGAACTTCGGTTATGCGGAGAAGTTCGACTCAATTCTAGGATTTAGCGCATTAGGTCAATGGTTATACCTACGGTCTAAGGGGATGCTGGATTGCCAGAACTTACCAGAAGAAAATAACTTAATTGGGATGGATGATGCAGCGTTACGAACCCAAAACACCTACTGAAACCAAAGTAAAAATTAGGTTGGTAAAGCACCCTATAGACGGCTACAGGTCGTTTTTTACAGTAGTTGAGGGTTGTGCATTACTGAAAGATTTTAAAGCCTTACACGAGCTACTAGAGGCTCTTAACGAATGGTGGAGTAGGGAAGCGTATGGCAGTAATTGAGCAAATCGTAGAACGCTTACAGCACGTAAGGATCAACGGTAAAGGCCGTTATATGGCTTGCTGTCCATCGCATGAGGATCGCAGCCCTTCCCTACAGATTACAGAGCAACCTAATGGACGGGTGCTTATTCATTGTTTCGCTGGTTGTGGTGGTGCTGACGTAATGGAAGCAATCGGCATGTCGCTTAAAGATTTATATCCAGAGGGTGAGTTAGACCATCACATCCCAGGATTTAAACGTAAAACCGATTCGACCATAGATGAGCTTGTATTAGAGATTGGTGACGGTTGGCGTAAGAACGGAAAGCATCAAACAGAGGCGCATAAGCAAGAAGAACTAGCAGCATGGCTTAGACAACAGAGGGCGGGTTAATGGCAGGTGATTGGATGAAACTCGAATTAGTAACTCCTGACAAACAGGAGGTTTGGTCAATGGCTGAAAATTTAGAACTAGACCCCGATGCTGTAGTTGGAAAGTTGATTAGAGTTTGGCGTTGGTTCGACCAGCACTCTGAGGAAGGTAACGCTCGCAGCGTTAGCAAAGCGTTACTAGATCGTGAAGTTTGCGTTAGCGGGTTCTGCGAAGCGATGAAAAATGAGGGCTGGATGCTCGAAAATGAGGGGGTAATTTCACTACCAAACTTCGATAAACACAACGGAAAGAGTGCTAAAAACAGGGCTAACACAGCTAAGAGAGTGGCTAAACATAAGGGTCTTAGTGGTGCTAACGGTGGCAGCGTTACCAAAGTAACGGTAGCAGCGTTACCTAGAGAAGAGAAGAGAAGAGAAGAAGTTAATAAGGGGAAAACCACTAAATCAAAAAAATTCACACCTCCTACGGTTGAACAAGTCGCTGAATATTGCAAAGAACGGGGTAACTCGGTTAACGCAAATAGGTTCGTTAATTTTTACGATGCTAACGGTTGGGTTCAAAGTAGGGGTAAACCGATCAAGGATTGGATGGCTTGTGTTCGCACTTGGGAAGGTAACGATACAGATAAACCCAGAAACTCAGACCTGGAGTGTGTTGAATGATTATTCCTAGCGATATTGATTTTGAGTCGTTCGCGAGTTTCATTGGTAAGCAGGAATCGCAAGAGATTCACCCTGCGGATTATTGGCGGGATGATTTACAGGAGTTAATGGCTAACGGTGACGCTACTACGGGTTCAGTTCTGCCTTGGCGTATTACGGAGAATCGATTACAGATACGGGGCGGGGAGGTCACTATCTGGTGTGGTGATAATGGTCATCTCAAGTCTATGGCTATCGGTCAAGCGTTCTTAGGTTTAGCTAAGACTGAGAGGGTAGCTATCGCGTCGATGGAGATGCGACCTACCACTACGTTGTCTAGGATGTGTAGACAAGCGGCTGGAAACTCTAATCCTGCGCCTGAGTACGTTGATAAGTTTATGGATTGGTCACATGACCGGATGTTTATTTACAACCAGCTTGACCATGTACCAATGGCGCGAATATTGGGGATGGTGTGGTACGCAGCCAAAGAGCTTGGGTGTAAGCATATCTTGATTGACAGTTTTATGATGTGTGGCGTTGCGATGGATGGTAACGGGTCACTAACAGCCCAGACAGATTTTATGAGTAGGCTTTGCTGGTGCGCTAAAACCTTGAACTGTCATATCCACTTAGTTGCACATTTCCGCAAGCGATTAGACCGCACACAGATCGGCAGTAGATACGATATTTTTGGAGCGAGTCAAATATCCAACCTAGCGTTTAACGTGGTGATTTGCTGGAAGAATGAGATACGCGAGAGCGCAAGGAACAAGATTAGAAACCACCAGGATTTAGACGATGAGGAGTCGTTTCACCTAGAAAACCATAAAGACTTCATCCTGAAAGTCGACAAGCAGCGCAACGATAAGTTTCTAGGCAAGTTGGGGTTCTGGTTGCACGAGCCTAGCTTGCAATTGGTCACGCAGAGAGATGGTAGACCGGAGATTATGAAATTATGACAGCTAAAGAAATGTACGCCCTAATGCTTCAATTTGAGCGGCAGTTTGCCAAAGACATGAAGGCTTGCGGTATGCCATCCAAAGCTATCAGGCTTAATCGACACGGTATTAAATACGAGTGGAGGAAGTGATGGCAGTGGAACTTATAAATATCGATTGCATGGAATACATGAAAGGGCTTGAAGATAACTCCTTTGATTTATGTATAACTTCTCCTCCGTATAATATGAATTTGAGAGTGAACGCAAAAGGAGACGGATATTGTTCTCGCCAGATAGTTAAAGAGCTTTCGTCTAAATATGAGAACTACAGTGACAACCTTACAATGGCGGAATACGAAGCATTTTTAGAAGGTGTTTTATTGCAGCTAATAAGGGTTAGCCGCCTAACGTTTTTCAATGTGCAAATTATAACAGGGAATAAGCCGGCTTTATTTAGATTGATCGGCAAGTTTTCGGAGCAAATTAAAGAGCTGATAATTTGGGATAAAGGGAAGGCGCAACCAGCTATAGGGGAGGGCGTACTAAATAGCCAGTTCGAATTGGTTCTAGTGCTTGGAGATAGGCCAATAACAAGAGCTTTTACAAAAGCAAAGTTTCAGAGAGGGTGCTTATCCAATATCTGGAATATACAGCCAAAAGCCGGAGCTGATAAAACTCACAAGGCGGCATTTCCTGTTGAGTTAGTCGAAAAAATATTAGGTAACTTTGAAGGAAATAATTTGTTTGATCCTTTTATGGGTACAGGAACAACAGCAATTGCAGCCCACTACGGCGGATTCGACTTTGTAGGCTGCGAGCTAGACGAAGATTACTACAAAGCTGCGTGTAACAGGTTTGATTTAGAAACCGCGCAAGAAGATATGTTTAGCGGGAGCGCAGCATGACAGGACGACTACACCTAATAAAACACCTACAGACTCCCGCACCTTGTGATGGTTGCCAGCATTGGAGCAACTGTAAGGACTATGAGCTTGCTTGCAAGGCTTATCACGATTGGGTGGTTACGGGTCGCATACGTCAAGGTGGTCGAGTACCTAGTGAGAAAACCTACGATCAGATATTTAATGCGGTGGAGGTTGCGTAGTGGGGCGGGGTTGCAAAAAGTATATACGTGAGGGTCAAGTGGTCACATCCAAAATGGTTGCTAAAGCCGTTGGTTGTGATCCTTCAGCAGCACTTCGCAGAATACAAAACAGACATTATTTGGAGGACATTTATGCTCCAAAGCAAGGTGGGGAATTTTTCCCGAAAAGGGAGTATTTGCGAGAAGGGGTGGTTCTAACGGTAGATGAAGTGATGGAGAAAGTAGGTTGCTCATATGATTACGCTAGAGCACGAATACACCACTTTAAGCTACTAAAAGATATTTTTAAACCTAAACCCAACGGCGAGAAAACTTATATACGGGAGGGTGTGCATATCACGGTTCGTATGGTGATGAAGGCAACAGGTTTTGATTACCGCAAAGCGTGGTGGAGGATCCGTCGATATGACTTACTGAACGACATATACGACATTCAACATAAGAATATTTATTCGCGCGTTATGGATGATGGAAAGGTCTGGACTTCAGGTGAATTTGCAGAGCACACAGGATTTTCAGTATCGCTCGCAAAACTCAGATTAGAGGGATCTGGTGGAAGCATGGAGAAAGCTACACGACCCAAGCAAAAGTACGAGAAGAAGAAAGCTGCAAAAGTGAGGGTGCGAGGCAGAGCAAGAATTGAGAAGAAAGTATCCGGTGCAATGAAGGTGTTTGATCCATTTAACAAGATGGAAAAACCTGTAAATTGGGAGGCAATAGCATGAGTGGATTTACCCCTGAAATACAAGGCGTTACCAATTACATCTACTTTCCAGAGTTAGAGGGTGTTTGGGTAATGCGTGATGGAGCATGGCGCTGCAAGATGTACGAAACGGGGCGTTGGCATATGTTCAAGTCTACACCTATTGTGCCAGTTGAAGGACGTGCAGCACGTTACGACCCACAAAAGAGTGATGAGATATACCAAGACATAGACGAAGCTGACAAGGCTTACAGGAGACTTCAGAGAGAGGCGTTGCAGGTGATGGTTGACCAGGTAGATCCCAATGGCTAAAAAGTGCGCAATCTGCAAACAGGTAAGCCCTACACCTATGCAAAAGACTTGTAGCTATGTCTGCGCTAATGAGTGGCTTAAATCTGATGCGGGTATTGCAGCACAAGAACGGTTGAAGGTTGCCAGTGAAAGACGCGCAGCAAAGCGGGAGCGTAAACGCTTGAAAGATCGCAAGGATGGTATTAAGACTCGCAGCGAGTGGTTACGTGAAGCACAGACAGAGTTTAATCGGTTCATTCGATTGCGAGACCATGACGAGCCTTGTATATCGTGTGGTACTACAGCAGATATTCAGTTCGCGGCAGGCCATTATTTTTCAATCGGGGCAGCCCCTGAGTTGCGCTTTATCGAGGCAAATGTACACAAGCAATGCAACCGTAAATGCAACTGTGAACTGAGCGGAAATTTGCTGAATTATCGAATAGGGTTAATCAAGAAAGTTGGGGAAGCGAAGGTGGATTGGCTGGAAGGTAAACACGAACCAAAGAAGTACACAATCGAGCAGATCAAAGAGATTAAGACAATCTACAAAATCAAGGCTAATGAATTGCAAAGAGAGATAAA